CGGCCTTCCTGGCACCCGCCGCCGCGCCGGAGCCCGATCCCGCATGCTCCGTCCAGGGCGTCGAGCCTATCGAGACGGCAGAGCGCCGGATGGAGCTCAATGCCGTGCCCGCAGGCATCCTGCGTCCGGAGCCAGCCCTGGAGCCGGAGCCGGAAGAGAGCGCAGAGCCTGCCGGCATCTCCGCCCTGACCGAAGTGCTTGAGCCGGAAGAGCCGGAGCCCGCGCCCGCGCCGAAGCCCGAATCCGCCCCGTTCCGCTGGTGGACTGCCGACGAGGACGAACGCCTCCGGCAGCTTGTGAAGGACAGGACGCCCCTGCCCGAGCTCGCAGAGCTTTTTGGCAGGGGCGAGGAAGAGGTGCGCCGGCGCATCCTGCGCGTCTGCGCAGAGCCGGATCCCGCCGTGCAGGCGCAGAGCCAGCGCTGGGGCTATGGCCGGCGGAAGCCCAGGGCGAAGCCGAAGCCCGCCGGCCCCATCCCGGAGGAACGGCTGGCCTCAATGTCGAAAATGGACGTGCTCCGCGCCCTCGCGGGGCTCGCATAGGAGGAAAGATGGACAATATGATTTTAGCGTCGTGCGCGGTGCTTGCGCTTCTGCTGCTGGCCAACATTGCCGTCAGCATCTGGCAGGGCCGGCAGGAGCGGGAGCTCCGCATGGCTATGGAAGACTGGAAGCGCGCGGCGTCTGAATTCGAGACCCATGCCGGACGGGCGGCCCGCGATGCCAGGATTGTGCTCGACAAGCTCGAGGACGTGTGCGCCGAGCAGATCCAGGACTGGAACACGGTCCAGCGCCAGATGGCCCAGGTGGACGGCAGGCTCGGCCAGGTGGAACGCCGGTTCGGCCCCCTCGAGCCCCTGGCGCCCATAGACGCGCGCGTGGACGAGGTGCCGGAAACCATGCCGGACGGCCCCGTGCCCGTGGAGCAGGAGGTTTCCCATGACTAGGAAAGAATGCCTCGACATGGCGGCACAGTGCGTGCTGCAGGACAGGGCTAGCGAATATGGCGGGGTGGAAGACAACTTTCGCATTATTGCCAATTTCTGGTCCATCTACCTCGGCAGGAAGGTCTACCCCGCAGACGTGGCCATGATGATGGCTCTGCTCAAGGTAGCCCGCATCCGGGGCAACAAGGCGCATGCGGACAGCTTCGTGGACCTCGCCGGATACGCCGCCTGCGGAGCCGAGTGCGCCAGCGGGACGCCATCCCCTGCCCTAAAGGACGGAGACGAGCTTGTGATGCTCTGGAAGCACAAGCCGGAGGGCAAATTTGCCGTCAAGTCGCATGTGGACGAGTTCTTCAAGGCTGATCCGAAGTTCAAGCCCGGCGACAAGGTGGAGGCCTTGTCTTTTGACGGGTCCCGCTGGGAGGATGCCGTTGTCGAGCGGACGGAGTTTGCGTCCGGACAATGGCACTGCACGGTCAGGCTCGCCAGCGGCGAGAGGCATTGCCTGCCCGTTGCAGGCAGCATACGCCGCCCGCCCAAAGCTGAAGGCTGTGAGGAACTAGTAGCGGAGCCCAGCGAAGTCGAACGCGTCTTCGGAACGCTGAAGAAGCCTCCGTTCAGCGAGGATCGCATGAGGGAGTCCATGCCAGGCATCGTCCCGCAGGACGCCCCTGCCACGCCGGAGGACGTCTGCCGGCACATCGTCGAGAGCAATCCCGCCGTCTATGGGCATCCGCACAAGCCCACGGGCGAAGAACTGGCCGAAATGGCCCGGGAGGACGGCGATGGCAACTAGGAAGCCAGGCATCTGGAACCGTCCCAAGCCCGTCTACGCGTGCCCCTTCTGCGGAGGCGAGGCGCGCGTCATCGTAGCCCTTAACCGCACCGACGGCCCCAGGCGCTACGCTGTCAGGTGCGAGGCCTGCGAAGCCAGAGGCCCCGTGAAGGACACGCCCGGCGATGCGACGTATGCCTGGGCGGACAGGGAGGCGCAGAATGCCCGCCGTTGAAATGAGCGAGCGGGACGCCAAGCTCTGGCGCTTCCTCAAGCACCGCCTGGCCACCGCCGAGCGGAAGCACCCGGTCTACGCCGAGGGCCCCTACCAGGGCACAGGCCGCATCGGCGAGGAATACGGCGAGCTCTGCTCCGCCTTGAACAAAAACGAGGGCGAGGCCCGCGTCGTGGCCGAAGCCTGGGATCTGCTCGTGGTGGCCTGGCGCTTCGTTAGGGGAGACTGGAGGGGGAAAAGCAATGGCTGACGCCATGGACACGCTGATCCGCGCCCACTGCACGCTGCAGGGTGCCTATGTCCGGCAGGAAAGGGCCATCCGCTGGCTCGCGGAGCGCCTTTCCGAGGCCCGCGTGATGCCGTCGTGGAAGCGGTGCCACGACTGCGCGGCGTACAGCTTCGAGTCCTGCACCGCCTGCTGGACAGAGGCCGCCATGGAGGCGGCAAGGGAGGTCAAGAATGTCTGACCGTGAATGGGCGCGCCAGTGCGCCATGGTTGGCTGGAAGGTGCTGGCGGTCTTCGCCGGATGCCTCGCCGGCTGGGCCTTAATCCGCTGGCTGGGATGGTGGTGAGATGGACACGCCCGAGCTCAAGATTGAGCACTGGCCTGTCGGCCGGCTCGTGCCCTACGCCCGCAATCCCCGCATCAACGACCAGGCCGTGCCCCAGATGGCCGCCGTCATCCAGGAGTTCGGCTTCAAGGTGCCGATCGTGGCCAGGACCGACGGCTCTGTCGTGGACGGCCACCTGCGTCTCAAGGCGGCCCTTCAGCTTGGCCTCGAAACCGTCCCTGTCGTGCTTGCCGACGAATGGACGGAAGCCCAGGTCAAGGCCTTCCGCATCGCCGTCAACAAAAGCGCCGAGTGGGCCGAATGGGATGCGGAACTGCTCAAGCTTGAGATGGAGGATCTGAAAGCCCTCGACTTCGACCTTGACCTCACCGGATTCAGTGCCGGCGAGGTGGACGCCCTGCTGGAAGGCGGAGGCCAGAACAGCGGAGCCGGGGAAGGAGGGACGGAGGGCCAGGCCAATCCCGATGTCGTGCCGGAACCGCGGGAGGAACCAGTGTCGAGGCTGGGAGACGTCTGGCTTCTGGGCCACCATCGTCTCATGTGCGGAGACTCCACGGATGCCGGAAGCGTGGCCCTGCTCATGGCGGGGGAGAAGGCAGACATGGTTTTCACCGACCCGCCGTATGGCATGGGCAAGCAGGCAGACGGTGTTCTGAACGACAACCAGAACGCCGACAAGCTGGCGCAGTTCAACGGCCGCTGGATTCCCGCCAGCTTCGATGCGCTCAAGGCCAACGGCTCTTGGTACTGCTGGGGAACGGACGAAAGCCTGCTCAACGTCTACGCCGACCACATCCGGTCCATGATCCGCGACGGCAGATGCCTGCTGAAAAACTTCCTCACATGGGAGAAGCCAAACCCGCCGGGAGTCAATTCCGGCGACAGGATGTACCATACCGCCACGGAAAAGTGCCTGTTCGTCCATCGCGGGAACATGGCGTCAACCGTGTTCCATATCAACGCCGAGTCCTTCCATCCCAAGATGCAGCCAGTGCTCGACTACATGCAGGGCGAGGCGAGGCGCGTAGGACTGACGCCGAAACTGTGCGGCGAAATCACTGGCACAGCCAGCATGTACCAGCATTGGTTTTCGCAGTCGCAGTTCAACATCCCCACGCGGGAGAACTACGAAAAGCTCCAGCGGGCTTTCGTCTCCTCCGCTGGATTCAAACGCGAATACGATGATCTCAAACGCGAATACAATGAGCTCAAGCGCGAATATGATGAGCTCAAGCGCGAGTTCTACGATGCCCGCGTATATTTCGACAATGGAGCCGAAGAAGGCATGACGGATGTATGGCACTTCACGAGCCCAAGTGCCAAGGAGCGTGAAGCCTGCGGAGGCCACGCCACGCCGAAGCCCGTAGCCCTGTGCGAACGGGCGGTGAAGGTGTCTGTGCCGGAAGGCGGCTCCGTCCTCGACCTCTTCGGTGGCTCCGGCTCCACGCTCATCGCCTGCGAGAAGACGGGGCGCGTCTGCCGGATGATGGAGCTCTCCCCGCGCTACGTCGACGTGATTGTCCGGCGCTGGCAGGAGTTCACGGGGCAGGAGGCCACGCTGGAAGAGGACGGCAGGACTTTTACGACTGTAAAGGCGGAGCGGGGCGCATAGACATGCCCCTCTTGTCACCCATAAACGAAATGCAAGTCGCTTTGTGACCCGCGAAACCCGAAAAATGGCACACAAACTTCATCCCTGCCCCTACTGCGCCTGCCCCATGGTGGCAGTTGAGCGCACCGCCGAGGGCGGCGCCGTGGTCGCCTGCGGCACATGCGGAATGGCAGGCCCCGAGAGCGTTGACGGCGACGAGGAGGAGGCCGTCAAAGGCTGGGAAATCCTCTGCGGACGGCTCTGCAGCCGGTGCAGGACCGTCTATATCAAGCGGATACTCGAACTCCGCAAACGCATAACAGCACTGGAGGGCATCCAAAATGAACGCAAGGCGTAGAAGGCTCATAGGCGAAGGCGTCAAGTTTGAGCGAATCCGCCGCATAACTGGCTACCTCGTCGGCACTCTTGACAGGTTCAACGATGCAAAGCGCGCCGAGGAACACGACCGCGTGAAGCATGGCGTTGCCATTCCGCACAAAAAGAAAGAGCAGCAGAAAGCTGCATAGGAGGGTCTTCGACATGTCTGCTGAAGGATTTGAAAGATGCATGGACTTCGTGTTTGAACATGAGGGCGTTCTGTCAGACGACAAGAACGATAAGGGAGGGCTGACTAAATACGGCGTCTCCATGAGCTATCTTACAAACCTGGCACGTTCAAAGCCCAGCCTTGTGAGGGAGATAGTAGGCACGACAAGCATCACCCGCAAGGTCGTGAAGGAGCTCACCAAAACGCAGGCGTCCCTGCTGTTCAAGTGGTCATTCTGGGAGCCCTACAAGCTGGACGAGATCCCTCTCGCAACGGCATTCTGCGTTTACGATATGAACATCAACCATGGCCCGGGCAACAGCATCCGCATTGCCCAGAAAGGCTGCAACAGACTGCCGTCGCTTGTCTCGCCTCTGCTCATCGTTGACGGCAAGATGGGCCCGAAGACGCGCTCCGCTCTCAGGCTCTGCGCCTGCGCTTCAGGCATCCACGCCATCACCAACGAAAGGCTGGCGTTCTACGAGCGCATCGTCCAGCGCGACAGCACCCAAAGGGTGTTCCTCCGAGGCTGGCGCAACAGAGCGAACGACATGGAAAGCACTGCTCTGCGCTTCCTGTCCGCATAGCCAATGATGATGCAATGCAGTGCACCGTTCGCGCGTCAAGGTACTTCCCCCGCCGGCCCCCCGCCGGCGGGGCGGAACCCCCCGCGCTTTGGGCGCTGCAATTTTTTGCATTCAGTCTGCAGCCCCGGCCGCACGGGAAAATGCACTGTCAGAATATTGACAACTCAATGACAACACCATCTGCCTAGCAGGATAATCTCTCCAAAGCTCATGTCCACGCCAGAAACAACGGAAAAACCTACCGCCAAGGGGCGCATCTTCAAAACCATGAAGGACGTCCACGCCTACCTGACAGGCGTGCGCGGCCTCAAGGTGTCGCTGAGCTGGCTACAGAAGCCGAAGGCCCGGCAGGTGCTGGCGGTTGACGTCAATGGCCTCTGGGACACTGACAGCGTGGACAGGCTGGCAGAGATGCTTGCGCCGGCGCTCAGGGAGCAGGCGGACGTGCCCGCGCCAGTGCCGGCGCCGGCCAGGGCGAAGTCGAAGGCGCAGGCGAGGGCGCAGGCGGCGGCCGCGCCCCTGCCCGGCGGCACGGCAAGCCTGCCGGAAATCAAGCTCAAGGCCGAGATCAAGAAGATCATGGTGCAGACTGCCGGCATCGAGCACGAGAACGCCGTCAAGGCGGGCAAGTACTTCCGAAAGGCGGACGTGTGGCTTGAGCTGGCGCACCGGGCCAGCGTGCTCTACATGGGCCTGGCACAGAGCCTTCGCGCGGCCATCCCCGACATCGTGCGCGCGGCGATTGAGGACCCGGCAAAGGGGGAAGAGCTCGCCCAGCAGGAGCTCGACCGGGCGCTGGCCCAGGCAATCAACACCTTTAGCAAGCCCATGTCCCTCGAGGTTGAGACGTGGACGGACGAGATAGACGATGACGACATACCCCCAGCCGATTAGCCTGCCGCCGTGCCTGCATCCTGACACGCTGGCCGTGCTCAGGCGCCTCGGGGTCAGGCGCTACGTGTCCAGCTTTTCGCGGGGCGAGCGGGCCATTGCCCGCCGGCGCATGCCCATTCCTGTGAGCGCGTGGGCTGAGCGCCACCGCATCATCCACACGTCGTCCCGCCCCGGACCATGGCGCAACTCCGTGACCATGTACACGGCGGGCATCATGGACGCCTCCTTCCTGCCTGGCGTGCGCACCGTGGTCATGATGAAAAGCCCCCAGACGGGCGGCACCGAAGCCGTGCACAACTGCATCGGCTACTCGATCGACCGTCAGCCGGGGCCCGTGCTCTACGTCTACCCCGACGAGGTGACGGCCAGGGAGAATGCGCGCGACCGCATTCTCCCCATGCTGCAGGACAGTCCGCGCCTGCGGGAGCTTATGAGTCCGGATCCCGACGATGCCAGCTCCCTGCGCATCGCCCTGGCGCACACGGCCATCTACATGGCCTGGTCCGGCTCCCCTTCCCGCCTGGGAAACAAGCCAATCCGCTATCTGGTGCTCGACGAGCTCGACAAGTACCAGGACGCCAGCAAGGAAGCCTCGTCCGAAAGCCTCGCCGAAAAGCGCTGCACCACCTGGGGCGCCCGCGCCCGTGTCTGGAAAATCAGTACGCCCACGACCGAGGACGGGCCCATTGCCCGGGCCTGGGCCGGGGCGCAGGCGCGCTTCGGCTACGCCGTCCGCTGTCCCCAGTGCGGGAGCCGGCACGTCATGGAGGAAGCGGGGCTTCGCTGGCCGGAAGACGCCCGCCCCCTGGACGTCTACTCGAAGCGCCTGGGGCGCTACGAGTGCCCGCAATGCGGAGCGCTCTGGACCGATGCCGACAGGGACGAGGCTGTCAGGCACGGCTCCTGGATTGATCCTGAGACGGGCGAGGACATGGAGTCCTTCGTCAGACAGAACCGGCCGGCGGTTGTCGCCTTCCACGTGCCGGCGCTGGTTTCGCCCTTCGTCAGCCTTTCCGAACTCTGCCAGAAAAAGGCCGAGGTGGAGGCGTCGAACGACTTGCAGCTCTGGAAGGACTGGCGCAACAACTTTCTGGGCCTGCCCTGGACGGAGCTGCACGAGGAACGGGATCCCGAGGCCATGGCGAAGCTCTGCGACGACCGGCCGCGTGGCGCCGTGCCCGGGGGCGGGCGCGTGAGCTGTCTGCTTGCCGGCGTGGACACCCAGAAGGGCTACTTCCGCTATGTGGTGAGAGCCTACGGCTACGGCCAGGCGGAGGAAAGCTGGCTCGTCCAGTGCGGGGCGCTCGACAGCTTCCGCGCCCTCGAGCAGACGCTGCTGGAGGCCGAGTACCGGGACGCGGACGGGCAGGCCTACCGCGTGGCCGGCGTCATGATCGACGCCATGGGCAACCGCACGGCGGAGGTCTACTCGTGGGCGCTCCGGCACCGCGGGCGCGTCTTTCCATGGCAGGGCCGGCAGAGCATGTCGGCGCCCTACTCCATGACGCCCCTGGAGTTCTTCCCCAGCGCCAAGGGCGACAAGATCAGGATCCCCGGGGGGCTCACCCTGTTCCGGTGCGACACGACCTTTTTCAAAAGCGGGCTGGCCGCCAAGCTGGCCATCGCGCCCGAGGACGCCGGCGCCTTCCACCTGCACCGCGATGCGGACGGCGAGCTCCGGCAGTATTTCCAGGAGATGAGCGCGGAAGTCTGGGACGATGCAAAGCAGTGCTGGATCAACCCCAAGGGGCGGGCCAACCACTACTGGGACTGCGAGGTCATGGCCAGCGCCCTGGCGTACATCAAGGGCGTGCGGAACAGCAGGAAGGAAGCGTCCAGGCCGGAATCGCCGGCGCAGAAGACGGCCCAGCCCCGTCCGGCTCCCCAGCCGGCGAGGCGCTGGGGAGGGAGGTATGCATAGCGATGGGGCTTTATGATCTGGCCGACAGGCTCAACTGGCAACAGGCGGCGCGTTTCCTCGGGTGTTCAAAGACGAAGTTCTACAAGATGGTGCGCGAAGGACGACTCAAGTCCTACGGCGCAGGTGCGCGGTGTCGCTTTGTCCTGAAGAGCGACTGCGAAAGGCTCCTCGCCGAGGGTGAATGCCCCGGAAGGGCTGGAGACGAATGTCCCAAGCCCGACGGGCAGGATTAGTTGTCGTAGCTTGACTAGATTTAGTATACTTTATAAAAAAGCATAAATTTATGCTTTTTCATAAAAGTATCTTGGGAGGCTACGCTATGGCTGAAAGGACCCTTGTGAATCCGTTTAGCCCCGGGGCAGGGCAACGCCCGCCGTATCTTGCCGGCAGGAAGCAGGAGCAACAGGAATTCCGAACATTTCTTGCGCAACCAATAGTACGTCAAAATATTATTTTGACAGGATTACGTGGTGTTGGTAAAACAGTTTTGCTTGATACATTTAAAGATATAGCTCAAAACTCTGGATGGCTTTGGACTGGTGCTGATTTTTCTGAAGCTACAAGTGTTTCTGAGGAAAGACTAGCTACAAGGCTTGTTGCAGATATTTCTTTACTTTTGTCAAATGTAACACTTACACAATCTATAAGAAAAGTCGGATTTGGAAATGCTTCTGAAAATATAACAGAAAATATACGATTTGATACATTAATGTCAGTATACAAAGACACTC